TACGTCTGCTTTCAGGTTTTCAAGATGGTCAATACGATATTGCATCCCCATCAGTTGATCCAGCGGACCCTGTGCCCACAGATTGTCAGGACGCAACCTCCAACCACAGTGAAAGAAGGGCTTTTTACCAAGCCAACTTTTGTTAGGTGTTTTACGCAAAATGAGTTTTCTATCGGCAATTGTAACAACAACGTCACGAACGTAGGTTTTAGAATCCCTATCCCAAATGTCGCCCCAAAACTCAATAAGTTCTACCAAGTCAGAGTTAACATACTCATCCAAACTACCAAACCCATCAACAATCAATCCACTATTCTTATACCGTTCAGGATTATCGTGATAGGAAGCACGAAACTCCAGCAACTGTTCTACAACTTTTTTATCATACCCAAGTGTCGGATTAGTTTCGACATCGTTAATCAAATCGCCAACGCTCTTAAGAACGCGACGAATAAATGGACTGGCTTCAAACGACGAAGACAAAGGATTAATTACAACGTCTAGCGGATTGACACGAAACGCTCTAGGACCAGTGTACAGATTGATAGGTTCTTTTGTATCAGGATCAATTTTACTTTCTGTAACAAACGAGTGACCAACAAATACATTACCGTAATCAATGTAGTCATAAATAAGTTGTGACACAAGAAGCTGAAAGTTGGACGCTTTCAGTTTTTGTTTCATGTAATTTACAATAGCTGTACGTTTTCTAGCAATGTTTTCAGTTTTGTCATTACTTTCCCACGTAAACCAGTTTTCATTAGGGAACAGTGCCGCAATGTAGTTAGCGTGCAGATTATCCCTAATTTGGGTAAGTTTGGGTGTAACTGTGGAGTTTTTCCACGGCAGTTTAGAGTTTTGAGTTTTGCGTGTATCTGTAGCAAACAAATATTCACGCAACTCTTCCTTTTCTTCTTTCCACGGATTACGCGCTTCATCCCATTTTAACCAGTAGTCAACAATTGTTGCTACCATATTGTTTGTTTCACTATAAACACTCTGAATATTGTCTTGCATATAATCTCCTATTAAGCTGCAACTCCACCCCAACGGGAAGAATAGACTACGTTCTTATCTTTACGTCGCCACGCTCTACTATTCCCCATAGGGGGTTTGGCTATTTCTACAACGCTTGCCAATGCATCTTTTACGTCATCGTGCTCTGGATTAGTCATCAACAACTCTTCTTCCAGCACTTGAGAGTTGCCACCTTTGTAATGCCAAATCATTTTGTTTGAATAACGTGGTTCTAATATTGCGCCAATACGTTCTTCTTTCTTCATGTTACGGGGAGGATTGTATTCTTCAATTGAGAAGATTACATCTTGACTACGCATATACTCTCTAAATTGCGTAACAATTAGTCGTTGTGCAGCTACCACTTCTGCACGTAGTTTTTTAAACTTCCATTTCTTATAACTACGTTCTACTTTTTCAAACATAGCACTAATCTTATTTGTTTTAAACCGATCAATGTCTAGTACATAAATATTATTATCTTCATCTACACCAATAACAACCAATGCTGTGTAGTCGGCTGTACTAGTGATAGTAAACGCAAAGTCAATTGCAGCATAGACATTCAACATCTTATCGCCAATGTACCAAACACCACTAACGTTTTGTACTTGTTCTTTTTCATACCACTGAAAATTATCTTTACTCAAATACTGTGCTTCAATTGCATTAGGATTGTTGTAATATTGGGCATAAAACTGTGTAATGTCCAAATATTTAGCCTTTTTTCTAGCCAATTCACGCTCATCAAAGCCAAATGTCTTACCATCTTTTCTACGTTGTTTAGGCCACAAAAACTCTCCATTAGTCTCTACTTCACGTTCAAACACTTCGTAAACAGGAAAATCTTCATCTTCTTCTGTTTCTTCGTTAAACAGTGTTTCTTTCATGTCCATCAAATCTTTGTACAAGTCTGCTGGATGATAGCGTGTTCCTACTACCCACTCTTTAGCACCTGTAGTTTGAATAGACGACAGTTGTGAATAAGTTGCCCTAACTTGGTCACGGCCAATTTCGGTATACGCATTGCTAGGCACTACAACGTCGTCTAGTACAGCTACGTTACAATGTAACCCTGTCATGTTAGCAGTGAGGCCACACGCTTTAATTGTAGCATCACGCACACCTTCTGCTCTACGTTTAGGATGATCTACACAAATCTCATCAACTGCCCATCGTTCACGTTTGTTTTCGTTTTCATTAATCATGTCAGGCCAATAAAAACGATAGATGTCACTTGTTAAAATATCTTTAATAGCTTTAAGTTGTTTTTCAGCCAAGTCTGCTGTAGCACTAACATACAACACCGTTGTTTCAGGATGCTTAGTAATCCACCACGTTGTACGATAGGCAATCATAGCACTTTTTTGATGGTCACGAGGAAGCAAGATAAGTTGATTATCCTTTGCATCAGCACGACACCACCAGTTACACAATTCTTCGTGTATACTACCAAGTACACGATGTGGCGCAACAAGTTTAATAAACGTAATTAAATCTTGTTCTGCCAGTGTACGTATATGTTCTTTGTCTGTTTTACTTACTTTCACTTCATCTTTCCAGAACTAGTACGTTTATAACTACGATTGCTACGAGCAGACGTTACACGCAAATTAGACCGACTACTACTACCCCCTTTAGACAGAGGACGCTTGTGGTCTACATCTTTGCCATCCCCTTTTCTCACTCTACCTTCACGCTCCATTATACGGCGTGCTTTATTACGTTTAGCACGTTTCTTTTTAACAGCCGTTGTACCGTCATAGTTACGGTATTCTTCTTTGTAGTTGCGTTTGTAGTTAGGCGATGAGGGCATTACGCACCTCCCTTAACAACACTAATACCAAGACGCGCCATGTCTTCATGCAGACGTTCTGATACAGCCCCTTTAACACTTTCTTCCTGTTCCTTGCCTAGTTTAGTGCGTTTGTCACGCATAGTAAAGCCTCCTTCAGCAATCCATTTAGCAGCAGCCGTTCCTTGATTGGATGCAGAGTGTCTAATCATTTTCCTCACTGCATCACTACGCATTTTAACTTCCAACTCCAATGCCCACTTGTCAATGATGGGTGCTATTTTTGGATGATTGCGGATGAGTAGCCAGTGGTCGTAGTCACCAATAAGGCGCATAGCTGCTTCGTATTCTGTAGGGTCTTCTGCCTCCAGATAAACTGGTTTCCAATCTTTATGAAGTGACCAGAGTGGAGAGAATCCTGTCCTTGAGAACTCGGAAAACAAAGATAGCACAACTCTACGTCCATACGCATCAACCACCTTCTCTCTAATAGTTTCGTAATCAAAGTGTTTCATTGTTTCTTTTTCTTTTTCTTCATCTTGTTCTTAGCTTTTTGTTCCAATGCGTAGTAAATGTTTTTACCTTTTTCAGCACCGTATTCTTTTTTCAATGCAGCCATTTTTTTACGATTAATAGGCATGTTATTTCCTTTTTGCAGCGTTAATGTTGTCCACTAAGTTAGGGTATTTGCGTCCAGCTTTTTTAGCTGCCGCTTTCGCCTTTGCCTTTTGTTTAGCTGTCAGTGGTTTTGACTTGCCAAGTTTCTTAGGACGCGGCTTGTTCCAGATTTTATCTTTTACCATTTTACTTTATCAGCCCAATACGCTGCACTCATCTTACCTTTGGCAATGTTCTTTGCGTGCCTAGCTTTAAACGACTTACGACGAGCAGCATATGACTCGCTTTCTCCTTTCTTTTTAGGACTACCTTTAACACCTTGTTGACCAAACCGAATAATCTTTTCCTTACCGTTAGCACACGCTTTTACAACGTGCGATTTAGTAGGGTGTCCGGGTGTACGTTTAGGCTTATTACAAGCCATCTTAGATTTATCAACCTGTTTTGCCATATAGAATCCCCAATGCTGTTTTTCTAACTTCTGCTGTTCTACGTAACCATCCTTTTCCAAATGTATCAAAAGTGTTTAGCTTCTTATAAAAATTTACTCGTTCATCACTAAACATTTTTATAACATCTTCTGGATTAAGTTGTGAAACTACTTGTAATGTTTTAGGACCAATAATTCCATCTAGTTCTGTACGCACTACTCGTTGTAGCGTCACTGCACTTTGTCTTACTCCTGCATTAACAGCAAAATCAAACACGGCATAATCAACACCAAACGGTAGTTGATTTGCTTTTATAACATCCCAATAACGTGCCTTGTACAATGGTGCAACATCTTCTTGAGTGAGTGCTTTCATTTCAACTTCATCTACTGAACGTTTTACCCACTCTTCCCAAGTACGTTGCGTTACACCCAAATTAGTGCGCCCACCCGGATCACGAGGATGATTTACATACCCACCTTCGTGAGTTAGTACGTGTTTTAAAGCCTCTTCAAAAGTTTGTATCATTTGTTCTTAAGAACGTCAGCAATGTTAGGAATAATTTTTTCTACCGATCTACCTATTACATATCCACCAAGACCTAATTCTACAATATCCCACAACTTAATATACTCTTCTGGTGCAAGATTAGGTGCTGCCCAACCAAACCATCGTGCTACAATCAGTCCAACAAACACAATCATTGTTAACGGACGCCAGTTAGAAGCAAGCCAGTGTGTTGATGCAGCCTCTGTTTTAATGATTGCTGCCGCTGCACTTTCAATTTCTGACTTGTGTGCTACCAACTGTTGCACTACTTCTTGTTCAGCTTTTGCTTTTGCTTCTGCATCAGGAAACAAATTACCAACTATCTTGTTTATTATGGGCAACAGTATAGGAACTATAGCAGTTTGTAACATTATTTAATTCCTAGTTTAGAAATAACCCCTGCCCACAATGCCGCAGCAATTGCAACACACACTGCTGCAACAACAGCCATCGTTCCATAATCACTATACTTACGCAATCGTTTTCCAAATCTCAAATCTTCTCTAAACTCTTCCACTTCACGTGGATCATCTACATCTACACCTAAAATTGCAAATACACGTTTCACTGCTTTATCGGCTACTTCTTGGCATTGCGGGTTAGTTGGACAGTCCATAATAATTCTCGACAAGTAGGTTTACAAAATAGGTTAATTAACCAACGTATTCAATGTACACAATGCCACCGACACCTCCTGTAGCTGCATAGCCCCCTCCATAATCATCACTAGCAGCACCACCAGCACCCGGAAAGTATGCAGACGATGTTGACCAAGAAACAGCGGCTGTTAAACCTGCTGCGGTCAAACTAACACCGCTGCCTGAAAATTCACCTGCACGACTTTGACTTACAGCAACACCTGTTCGCAAATTACCATTTGAACCGGAACCATCTGCAACGCTTCCTGCATTCCACAAACCACCGCCCCCACCACTTGCTGAAATTAAAGAACCCAAAGAACTATTACCACCTGCTGTTCCATTTGCAAAAGTAGTTACTGTTCCTGCATTACCAGCACCAACAGTTACAGCATACCCTGTACCGGGAGTAACTGTGTAAATACCACTAGCAAAACCACCACTACCACCAGATGAAGCTCCTTGTGCAGAACCACCTCCCCCACCACCAATACAAAT